TTTATCTTCTCAACGATCTTTACCAACACTTGCATTATGAGTGAACCGTCAAAATTGGAAAAATCACCCGCAATCATATAGTTGCCCTTTGACTGCAGGTGGTGGGCTAGTTTGGTCCATTCTAGAGAGTATGGGTTAATGCCCACAGCGATTCCATTTTTGATTCTGTTCTTCATAACATGGGCTGCAAAGTCAAGGAAATATTGTCGCATGGCAATGACTAGATGTTGGGGGCACGCTTCAAAAACTCGCGTCTTGCAAGCATCCACTTTCGCTAATGGTCGCTTTTCGTCTTTGAGAGTGGCGATGGAAATGGCATTACCACGAATGCCTTCCTTAGCGGCGTCCAAAAGTTCCTTGACGTCAGCACGCAGCTCAGGATTATCAGTGATATATTCCTCACCACAACCTAGCCAAGCAGTCTTCCCTTTAGCTTTATTGTTCAAGTTGTAAGGGTAACCAGGCGACGTTGTTCGATTTATCGGTCGTTTTAATGGATCTCCCTCCACACCAACAATGGCTTCCTCGTAGGTATGAATGATTCCTTTGCCGCTTGGGGGCGGTCCTAAACCCTGGAAGACATCGTTGGCAGCAGCTTCAAGCAAGTTCTTGTCAACGTAACACTGCGGACCCATGATTTTCTTAATTCCTTTAAGCATGGGGTCAACGAGTCCTTCACCTTCGATCAAAACTGGTCGTAGGTGAGCAGGCTTAGTTATCGGCTTCTGAACTTTACCATGAACCAGAGATTTCTCCAATTGAGTCTCCACAGGAGAAGCTGGTGCTTGGGCGGAGCCGACACTAATACAGTCACCCGCGTCAACGAGAGAGGCACGAACAGTTGTATCCACATATGATTGCGAATATGGCAATCTGCCGTTCAACAGGTATGATTTCGGTATGTTGAATTTAGTAATGTGCGCTTGCAAATTTGATTCCAAAAATTGTCGTGTAGTGAGGACACCTAAAGCTTCTACTCCTGTGCCACCTGCCACATGAAAACCAATCAGTTTTGTGTGCACCAAACGGTTAGATACCGATAGAAGTGCACCACACATGCCATTTTGGGTCTCCAAATCATAGGAGACGTGATTTCCAATAGTTATGGCGCATGGGCAGTTGTTCTCTACAACAGGGCATGTACCAGGTGTATGACGGAAATAACTAGTTGCCTTGGTCGAAACTTCGAACGAGCCAGGGTGCATTTCCATGACCACTGTTTTTCCCCGCGTTTCATAGAAACCAGAGAAGACGAGAGTCCCTTCGTTAAGCTTATTGATGGCCTCGGCATCAAGGAATTTTGACAAAATACGAGGTCGACTTGGTACAACGGGTGGAAAGGATATTAGTGCCAGATCCACAGGAGAACCATCAAGCTGGATGGCCTGAGAAATGGCGCAATCACTGAAGGGAACAGTGATGACAGGAGCAGACGAATAAGGATTTCGTATCACGATCGATA